TCGTATTAGAATATACCTTCAGTATATGTCTAATGATAAAATCAGAATATCGGATGATGGAAATACTATAAATGAGTTGGAAATGCTAGGCATTGATTTAAATACTAAAGTCAGAACAAAACTTATCGAGAACGTTTTGAATAACTTTTCTGTTAATCTGGAAAACGATATTTTATTTATAGATTCTGATCCGTCAAATTTTCCTACTAATAAACACAAGTTAATTCAGACAATTCTACGAGTTTATGATCTTACAATGACTCAAAAGAAGAACATCATAAATCTTTTTAACGAAGAAGTTCAAGAATTTCTCTTCGATCATGATTTTGCTGGCAACGTTGGAGCAAAATATACTGGGGGATCTGGAATAGATTATCAAATCGACTATTCCTTAGGACCTACAAAAAAGAGGCCTGAGATTTTTATTCAATTCATTAATAACTTTAATTTTAACTCAATAACAACTGAAAGTTTTATTTATGATGACTTAAAAGAGGCTCGTTCTTCTGATAAAACAAAATTTAGTTACAAAATAATAGCAAATGATGATGAACAAAAACTTTCTACAAAAGCATTAACCGCAGCTCGTGCTAAAAACATCGATGTTATCCCGTGGTCTGATAAAAAAACAATCCTCTCTTTAAAATAAATATGAAATAAAAAAAGACCAGACGAAAAAAGCTTGCTCTCAATTAAGAGCAAGCTTTTTTGTATAATCTTCCAGACTATCTAGACTATATAGGTGTAAAAATATTTTGCTTTAGGAAAAGTTGTTGATATAAGCTTTATACTAAATTATTTAGAAAAATCAAAAGTAATTCAAAAGAATTGACTTTTCATAATACTGTTAACGTGTTTTATGGACCATGATGGATTCGAACCATCGACCGAACGGTTATGAGCCGTTTGCTCTAACCAACTGAGCTAATGGTCCTGAAAAGAGCCGCCTTTGGGAAGGCGACTCAAGAGAAATTTAAATAAGTGTAAGTTTATTCTAAACTAAGGGTTACAGAAAATCAAGCTGTTCTTAATATCCAGTACCCCAAGTGTTTGATGGATTGCCATCATTTGGACCAACAGGAATGTAAATTCTAGTTCCGTTTGAATCAGAACCACCTAAAAAAACATAGCCATCTGCTACACGAACTGAATCATACTTAAAAGTAGAACCTTTCGGCCATACTCCGTAAACGGGCGCTGACAAGCTCGGCGCACCGTTGCGAAGAACAATGCCTTCATTTACGCCAATGGTGAATGTTTTAGCTGGTGTTGGTTTGCTGTTTTCCCAAAGCTCCGCAATATCGCCATCGTTCGCATAACCTAAAAGTTTGCCGCTGTTTTCGATGCGATATAGATTTTTACGGCCATTTATTTTTTGTGTAATGGTTCCAACTTGAGTCCACAATGTGTTTGCATTGATATGCTGAGAAATTGGCGCATCTGGATTTTTGTAGATTGTTGTGAAGCGAACGTGCTGACCGACTTTATATTTTGGTTTATTAGGCTTGCCAGGATTTACAATAACTTCGCTACCATCTTCTGGAAGTCCAGTCTGTAAGTCTTGGGCTAATTGTGCCTTATTGATGCCCCATTGAGCTAAATAACCATAAGGGTCTGTGTGATCGCCCCACCAATTTTTAGTAATCCAATCATGCGTTACGATTCCGTATCCTGTTCCATCATCCAAGTCAAATGTTGCACCAATTTGTGTTGCTAAATCACGAATCAAATTGACATAGGCAGCATAGTCTTTCTTGAATGTTTCTTTATTATTCGTTCGAGCAAGTTCGATCTGTGCATATGCTTTTGCATTGGCTGTCGCTCCCGCTCCCCATTGAATCTGGCCAACTGGCGCTAACTGCTTCACGCGACCACCAGAACCGACAAAATATGAAACATAAGCGCTCGTCCAGTTGCGTTTCATATATGCCGTTTCATTGTCTAGACTGTTTGGGCCAACGTTGTTCCCATTTCCTGACTCGTGCAAGACAATTAATTCGTTAGTCGCATAACCTGGAAAATATCCGCCAAAATCGATAGGATCTTGTTCCACTTGATAAGCATCTGCGGCAGTTGGTAACAATAATCCTGTAACTACAACTAATGATAATAAAAACTTACTAAATTTTTTCATTTTAAAACCTCTTTCTTAATTTTTTATATAAAAAAAGAAGCCATTTTAGAATGACTTCTTAATTATCTCTATTTGAATCAACAAATCCTTCGCCAACAATATATGCAGCTAATAAACCAATAGCTGCTACTAAAGTGACCACTTTTTCAGATGTTAAATCATCCACATTGAAAACTGCTAACAAAGCAATGATTACTCCTGTCACTGCAGCCCAAAACTTTCTGCTTGTGATCTTATGTTTCCAATTAATTTTCATTTGGTGCCTCCTAAAAATGTGCTTAACCAGTTAAATAAAATAGTTATTGCTCCACTAGAAACAAATATAGCTAGTATTACTTTCCATATATTTTCAGTGTTAAGTTTTTTTAGTTCGTCTTTTCTTTCGTCTGCTTCACTATTTCTATTCAAAATAGCATTTAAAATTTCACTATTTTGCTCCATTTGCTTCATATTTTGTTCACGTAAGAATTTATTTGACTCATCTAATCTAACTAAATTTGCATTAAGTTGCTCTTGTAAAGTCATCGTTCGTCTATCTAAACGACCTATTTCTCTATCGTGATCACCAAGACGTTTTTCATGTTCTTTTACTTTTTGCTCTAACTCCAACTGACTAACCTTCTTTCCCTACAATCTCGTTAAACTCCTCTTCTGTAATGCATGTAGGTACAAATAGCTTTACTTCATCATCAGTATAAAGACCCCAATCATACATCAATTTAACATCATCAAAAGTAAACATTATTTAGCACCTCCCTTAAGTTGCTCATTAATTTTTCCTATTTCTCCAGTAATTTGTACAATGGATAACATTGATTTTGCACCAATCTCAGCTAGGTCATTTGCTTTAGCTTTCAAGAGGGTATTTTCTTTTTGGATATTAAGGTCATTGAGCATTAGCTTAGAATTTAGAAGAGCAAGATTATCTGCTTTAGCTTTTAATAATTCATTATCCTTTTCAAGGTTTTTATATAATATACTTAAATTATCCAAATTTTCCTTATCTAATTGGTTAGAAATTTCTTTCCATCTGTTCTCAGATGGAATAAAAAATTGGTCTTCTAAATTGACGTTTGTTAAAGGAGCTACATCTGTAAAAGGAACTTGCACTGGGAAATCGTCAGATACCTGTAGCTCTGTACCTCCAGTTCGTCCAAATTGCCAAATTTTTTTCATGCTATTCCCTCCTGTTTATTTTTTATATAATTTTGGAGCCCTTCTTATTCCTATAATACAATCAATTCTTGCCCAATTTTTTTCTTCTGTGATAGCACCCGTATAAGCAACCACCTTTGAATAATTAAATTTTACTTGGTTTTTATTTATGTCAACTAACGATTCTAACAAATCGTATCCTTTTGATGCAGGATCATCATAGATATTGATAGCAGAAAATCTAAAAGTTAGTGACTGTGATTTTAAATGTATTTTTTGAGCGCTTGAACTATTAGATTGATAAGAATATTCTATTCTCAAAGCCTCGTAATTTTCTATACTATCTAACAACGCTACGACTCCATCGGCTAACCCTATTGACCGAGTATTTAAAATCACTTCATTCTCTAACTGGTCCACGGTAGCTACTTCAATGCCTCCAACCAAAGGTCTCTCTATAAAATTTTTTGTCCCTGCTATTGATTGTGGTTCAGTTAAATTCACAACATTTGTTATAAATGCTACTTCTTTCCAATCGGTCCAGTTCGAAGGAATACCACCAAATTGGCGAATAAAGATAGTCCTTTCCGTTTGAAATTGTTGTCTAATTCCACCCTGATCTTTATTAACAATCAAGCTCCCAGAGTTAGGTAATGGCTTGTTTTCCACCCCCGTAGCAGGAATCGAATAAACGCCTGGCTCTATAGCATTATTTAAGTCTGTTATTTCAATATTTTTTCTTACCAATAAGCCGTTTTCTGCCTCCGATTTATTGATGAATAGGTCATCTGTTTCTGTTTTACTATATGAACCAACTTGTGCAGAAGTAACTTTATGAGGATTTTTATAATCAATCTTATGGCTTGTCAGGTTATCATTTACAGAAGAAGCACTAGCCATTGCAGCATTAGCATTATCATTAACTTGTTTAACTGAATTTGGAGTTGCTGCTGTCATTATATCCGTGCTCGTAACTGAGTCAGTCAGCTTTACGATCCCTTTTTTTGTAATTGTTGAATCTGGAATACCTACAATTGTTGACCATGGTTGGGTGTGATTTTTTTCTGCTTTTCCATTCCAGCTATTTCTTTCTACATCTGTAATATGTCTAATGTTATCTTGATCATGCGCATCAAACTCAGATTTAGTTGCCTGCTTTTGATTTAGTACATTTCCTAAACCAACCTGAGTAGCTGTTACCGCATGGGGATTACTTATATTTGATTTATGGGCATTAAAATCTTCAATATGTGTAGCACTATCTTGCAATTCTTTTAAAGCTCCGTGGGTTCTGCTAAAGAACCAATTAAAATAATCAGCTGGTGGTTTTTGTGAAGCTTTCCAACCATCGCTAGTTAAGCTTTCGGGTGGTTTAATACCTGGTGCTAACCAAACAGGCAATTCCTTTGTAAATTTCATTTGCATTCTCCTCTCTTTCTACAGCGGCAGTTTATAATCATTTTCTGGAATAAAGACTCCTCCCAAAGTTCCTCCGACATTACCATCAATATCAGCGAATCCTTCTTTACTAATCTCTATATCAGTCGTACTTGAAAATGAAAAAGTTCCCTCCAAATTAACGTAGGCTACTCTAATGCCTCCAGCACTGATACTCTCGACAATTTGTAAAAATTGACTAATACTTAGACCCGAACTATTCAAGTAGTCAAGAGGAGCTTTTTTTATGATTACACAAGCAGGTTCTTTTTCATCTACCGTCTCATTAGCTGATATAATATGGATATCACTAGGATGACAATTTAAAGATGTCGCAATTGCATGTAACATTTTGTCGATTGATCCATCGCTTGTATTTCTAGCTACCTTTCCACGAATCAATACTCTATATATTTCATCAGTCGTTTTTCCTCTCGCTTGTCCAACATTAGCACCTAATTCATCTAATCCTTTCCCTCGTGCTTCATCTATCGATCGCCAGTTTGCTACTTTGTTCAGCAAATCAGTCAAGTCTTTAATTTCAAACTCAATAATTTCAAGAAGTTTAGAAATATTTGAATTTTCGCGATTGAATAGATCTGGTAAATAATCTCTAAGCTTTTTGGTCACTAGTAATCACCACGTTTTCTGTTTTACATTCAGCTGACTCATTTGGATTCAGATTAATGTCTTTGGCTTCGGTAGTTTCAGTAGATAACCCAATTTTTACATCAGCGACAACAACGCCTGGTATTTGATAAATTAATGGATAAATATAAGAAAATCTGACTACTTCACCCATAGTCAGATTGTTAATGTAATTATTTACTATAACTTTTATTTCTTCTTGTCCGTTTTTTTCAAATTTTGAATCTACTTGAATAGAAATATTTACAAAAATAGGAACAGATTTTGCATAATCAAATTTAACAATATGACTAAATCCTCCTAAGTCTTTTACTTCAACTTCCTGATTACCAACAGTGTCAATCCCAGCGGCAACACTTTTAAAAATTGCCTGCCCAATATCGTCTTTCACCCCACCTAAAATATGCACATGTACCGACTTGGGTGGATTACCATACGAATCAGTTTCCATTGTTTTATTTTCAACAACACTAGCGGTCCGTACCCCACTAACTTCTAGCAAAGCAGTTAGAATTCCGTTTATTGGCGGTCCAGGATTCCCACGAACAGAAATACCAATTCGGTCGCGATAGGCTTTATCTGTTTCACGTTCTGCCCCACCCTCAGCCCTAGCAGGGTTATTAACAGATGATATTTCTTCAGTAGGTTCCACTTGTACTATAATAGTATTAGCTGGTACGTTTGAACTAGCATTCTCTTCTAAAGAAATTGCGCGGCCTTTCCCAAATCCATTATCATCAATTTTGACTATATCAATCATCTGAAACATAACTTTATTTTCTGTTGAAAAACGTACGCCTTCATTAATGATGTAACCAGGTTTTCCTGAGAACTCCAGCTCAACCATTGCAACTGTAGCTGGATTCCTATAGATACCACTATTCGCACCTAAACGATCCAATGAAACCCCTGTAGCTTGACTTATGAAGCCACTATAATAAACTCTTTCAGTTAGTTCATGAGATATAGATAAAAACCATGCAACGATACGAATAATGATACCCAGAACAGAATGTCCTGAAACATTAACATCCGAACCAAACAAGGCTTTTGCCTTTTCAGACATATCATAGAGTATTTCATCATATGTTTTTCTTTTAAATCCATTTTCATCAAGCACGTATTACCACCTCCACTTCATCACCTAATGTTGATAGCATCTCCACTGTAATATTCAACTGTCTATTGTTTCTTACAATTTCTATATTTTCAATACTATTAATTCTAGGTTCTTGATCTAAAATCGCTTCTGTAATATCTTGTTTCAAGTAATCTTCATTGTAATTTTTTCCAAACATATTATCACTTTCTAAACCAACGGATGTATCTAATTTAAATTCTTCTAGTCGTATTGATAAGATCATGAATACACTTTGTGCAAGTTCTAAATCTCCTTCAACTAGTAAAATTCCATAGTCAATAAATGATAAGTCTCCATTGACTATTTTCAAATCCCTCATTAAGCAATCACCCCCATAATAACAGCGTCATTTTGACTATGCATTCTATCAGATGATAATGAATAATCAGCAGAACTTCTATAATTATCTATGTCACGATCACAAAAAACTACTACTACAACCGCTCCCTGTGAGATATCAGACTGACAATGCTTAGTGATCAACGCGTTTAGTATTAATGCTCTTTTGCCTCCATCTGATTTTAATGCCATTGGCTGAACATCAGCTCTTGCACCTTTTACAGTGACAACTCGACATAGTTGCATAACATTAATTTCTTTTAAAATTCTATTTTTAAATGATCGAAAAAAAGCTAAGTCAGTTTCTTTCATTAGGTTACCACCTCACACGTTGTAACAAATCGACTACCATCATAGGAGTGCTGGCCATTTTTTACATAAAAATTTCCTTTTACATTTTTTGAATCGATATAGACTGCTGTACCTGTAGTGATTTTATGTTGCAAAAGACACTCAACAGACCAACCAGTATAATCATGACTTTCAACTTTTGTTGGTTGGTTAATAAGTCCCGTTTCAGGACTTAATCTGTATCTCTCTTTATTTCCATCTCGAAAATTTTTAATTACAAGTTGACCTCTTTTAAAATATAGTGATGTGTCACAAGCTTTGGAAATCTCTTCTAAAACCATCATTGCTTGGCCATCAGCTGTGTAGCCAGACCCATATATTTTATTATTTTTTAACTTAATTTCTGACAAAGGAATATTTGCTTCCCTAGCAACTCGATTTATAATAGTATGAGCATCCGTTCCATTATTAAAAGTAATATTTACTTCTTTTTGTTCCGAGTAATCTTTACCTTCTAAAAAAGTAAATGTTGTTGCTCTATCTACTCCGTTTAGAACAGAGGGTTTTACTTCTGCTATCGTTCCTGACGTAATCACTCCATTTGAAGTACCTGCATATCCTGCGTGGATATAGACTGGATTTCCTTTCTTAATAAAATCAATACTTTTTTTATTTAAATTGTATATTGTCACACTCACTTCAGATGGATTAGGTGAATCAGAAAAAGGTGCTGTAAAGTGAATTTCTAACCGATCCAACCTGCCTGAATCAGCTCTTAGTAGAACTCGATTCTTCCCATTCTTGTCGTGTATTTCAATTTGTAATAATCGTTGCCATTGCGTATTTCCCATTTAATTATCTTCCCTTTCCAAACTTGGAACATTATAATTCGGAGGTAAATCATCTATATAAAGGAAAACCTGAATACCAAAATTTTCAAAAGTTATTTCTTTTGAAGCTCCCGACTCATCCATCGGCACCAAATCTGCTGAAGGTAAACGAGTATCTACAATGTCTTGCCAAAGTCTTTCATCGATTACCATACGCTCACCAATAGCTATCGGTGTATGATCTATGTCATATAGATCTACAGTAAAAAATTTTTCTGTTTGATTATAGTCCACCTCAAAAATGTAATTTGTATTACCTAAAGGTATTTCGAATTTTTCAGGTAATGAATATTTATCAATAGGAATATATGCTCTTAAAGACATTTAGTCACCTCATTTCACACGCGCACGAGCGCCTATGGGTATAAATCTATCTGGCCACTTGTTCCAATCTCTTAATTGCTGAATAGACGTACCATATTGTTGCCACCAACCCCAATAAGTATTTCCTGGCTGAACTGTCACATATACCGCATTACTTGGTTTCGAAGGTTGTTTTGCAACTGGCGGTTGTGGAATCTTCTCCCAAATAGTCTTAGCTACACGTATAGGTTGTAACGTAATTGTTATAGTGAAACCATTTTCCACTGTGTCATACCCTTTACTGATATCTTGTATAACTGCATTTTTAAAATATGATCTGCCTCGATAAACAATCCAACGAACATCTTTTTGCCATGCAACTAATGTATTGTAAGCTTGATCTGCAGCGTTACCATTTTTAGCGAGAATCCAGCCACTAATTGTGACTGGACCGCCTGTATACATCATATTGTCAGTGATTGGTGCTCCTGATTCAACAGGATATTGAGATACATTAGCAGCACTGGTTACAGTCTCACTGACGTTTACAATCTCAACTTTAGATTTACCACTCTGAATGTATCCCATTAAACAACCTCTCCTGTTCCTAGAATATTAAGTAATTTTGCATACTCATCTTCTAATGCTTGTCTTACAGCCTCTTTAATATCACCAACAACAGATTTATCAGAATTATTCCCAACATTGATAGTAATATTAGGACTAAAATTAACAGATGGAGATCCTTGATTAAAGAGCGCTTTAGTTTTTTCATGAGGATGTACAGTTCCAGCTGTATCTGCTTCGAACAATTCTGGTCCATCCTCTCCTACTAAAACTGTTTCACCTTTTGAAGGGCGGCCTCCCTTTGCATAAGCCCTTAATCTATGACCTGTTGGTCCCCATCCAGAATGTCCATACGGCAAATCTGTTCTCCAGTTAGAATTATTGAAAAATGCCATTAGTTGATGGAAACCATTCATTATATTTTCATATCCACGTACTTTATATGCATCAAAAGTTTGAGGAATGTACTGAAGCAATCCTCGAGCTGGGTTTCCACTAGCTGTATTTACATCCCAAACAGCAGAACTTTGAATAATACTTTGGTTACCACTAGACTCCCTCTGGATTTGAGCTAAAATGCCGTTTACTTCTGCATCACTTACTTGTTGATTCATTTGTTTTGCAGCTTTTCTAACTTGAGGACCCCATCCTGCAGCACCTACCGCCACACCACCAGCAGCTCCGCCATAAGTATCAGGATTTACGTGTTGGCCATTTGGTCCACCTTTTCTAAGTTCATAATGAACATGAGGACCAGTTGACCAACCAGAAGAACCTACATCACCGACGATTTGACCAGCTTTAACTTTATCGCCCATCTTAGCTCTTATGCGGCTCATATGTCCATACATAGCCCATAGATTATCAGCAACTTTAATTCCTACGTGCTCACCTAATCCAATGGAAGAAGATTGAACCCAATCAACCAAACCAGGATATTGAGCTGGAATAGGCGTTCCAGTTGGAGCAGCATAATCAATACCCGTGTGAAAATCCCCATAAAGACCTGGTCGCTTACCATAATCAGAAGTACGAACAAATGGTGATCCAAAATGTGGGGCAAAAGCACCTGAACCAAAAGCGCCACCATCTTCGGAATCAAAAAATCCTTTGAAAGCCTCAAGTTTATTTTTTACCCACTCGGAACTGGTGTCTTTTAGTTTGTTCATGACACCATATCCCAATCCTTGGATATTTTTACCATTTTTATAAGTGTTATGCTTATTAAATAAACCCGTCACTTTCCCAATTGGATCTGATAGCCAATCTTTTGCCGTTTCAGCTATATCTTTAGTTTTTTCTATAGCTTTCGTTCCTACTTCTTTTGCTTTATCTACTGCATTAGATCCAAAGTCTTTTATTTTATCAACAGTATTTGCACCGAAATCCTTAGCACTATCAACAAAATCTGAAAGCCCATTTCCTTTACCTTTATGGAAACCTGGTAAAACTGTTCCTTGCCCCATACCACCATTTAATACAGCTTTTGTATCTGAATGGTTTAAAATCCGTTCACCCGATGTTACATTAGTAACTTCTGGACCATTTGATCCTAATAAACGCATTGAAGAAGTGCTCTTGTTATATGCTAATTCAACACCTTCTTCACCAACTAGCGCTTGACCGCTGTATGATGCACCACGAGAACCAGAACTAAAAGAACGTCCATGCTTGTTTTTAGTAGAATTAGGTGTATTCGGTTTCCATTCTGGTATTTTAGGAATACTAAAGAAATCTAATACGACATTAATACCACCTGTAACAGCATTTACTTTATCGGCGAGTCCTGTTTTAAAATTATCCCAAGTTTCTAATGCTCCAGACACAACTTTATCCATAGCTTCACCAAAGGCCTTACCAAAACTTTTAGCACCTTCAACTGTTCCGTCCCAAATCTCTTTAAATTTCTTTTTGGAATCCTTTTTAAAGACTTCCCATTTAGATAATGTTTGTCCAGTTTCCCAGTCCACTTGTTCAAGATGACCTTCCGCTTGCTTTTTAGCCTGTGTTACAACATCTTCATGTTGTTTTTCTGCTTCTTTGACTACACCGTCTCTTTGTTCTTGGGCTTTTTTTAATGCATCATCATATTGTTGTTGAGTAATAGTACCATTGACATATCTTTCTTCATCTAAAATGCGCTTTGTTTCTTCATATTTTTCATTTGCAGATTTAATTGTACCTTCTTTTGCTTTATATGAAGCTGCTACAGCATCAGCAGCCTGTTGCGCGCTAATCTCACCTGATGCATTTTTCAAATTACCCATAATGATTTTTTGCTCTTTAGCTGAATCTGATAATGCAACAACAGCTTGATTTTTCATATCTTCATGAATCGACTTATTAGCAGCAGCATGTTTTTCTTCAACAGCACGTACAGCAGCAGCTGAGGTTTTTTCTAACGATTCAATTTCTTTTTTATCGTTTTCTGATAGTTCTCGATTTTCTAATCTTGCTTTTTCTTTGATTTCATTGATACGATTTGTGTAATACTCTGTAGCAGTAATAGATTCATCATATTCTTGTTTTTCTAATTTCTTGAAATCTTGAACTTTTTCAGAGAACATATTTGTTCGTACTTTTGCTAATTCATCAGCAGCTGCCTTGGCTCCTTGTGCATCCTTTTCATTAAGAATTCCCATACCAGCTAATTTATCAAGATTGCTATTAGATTTATCTTTCTTTTTATCCAGCTGTTTAGTAACTTGATTCTGCATGTCTTCTAAAGCTTTATATCGCTTAGTAACTTCTTCATTGGTGAGAACTCGTCCTTCAATTTTACCTGTAGTGTCTTGATTAACAAGAAGCTCATAGTTTTTCATAAAAGAGTTCATCCGCTTGGCAGTAGCTTTAGATACACCATTACCAGATTTAGTAGTATTATCAAACGGCTTTTTGAATAAATCTTTTGCTGAAGCTTTGATTTCTTTTATTCCTGATTTGCTTTTTTTGACTGCTTTATCAATACCTTGAACTAGAGGACCCAATAAAAAATTATCCTTTGAAGATTCCCATAATTCACTAATTTTTTTAGAGATATCGGGCCATTTTTCTTGCAGTTTCTTTCCAAATTTACTTCCAAAAATTGATCCTGCAGCTGTTCCTAAAACGCCACCAATTAGAGTACCTAACGGACCAAATGTTGTCCCTGCTGCTGCACCCAATTTTGCGCCAGCTAATGTTGCTGCTTTAGCGCCTAATGCGCCACCTACAATAGAACCTAGCGAATCACCAATTTTTTCAAATTTATTATTTTTATTAATTTGAGTTAAAGTCAAACCTGCAGAAATATAAGACAATAAAGGAACCGATTTGGCAAACCTTCTCACTCCGCCAAAAAGTTTAGTACCTTTTCCTATTTTGCCAACAGATCCAACAGGTAAGGATTCCTGTATACTTGGACTAGCAGTAGTATGCGTTGGTGCGCTAGCTTTTTGAGCTGCAGAATCAACATCTTCTAAAGCTTTTCTTGTTTTAAAAGCTTCTCTCTGAGCAGTGTTCCCAAGCTTTTCTAGTTTACCAATAATACCTAAAATTCCCTTTGAGACGCCCAACAGCGGTTTTCCTATTAGCTTAAACCCTAGCAAACCGCCAATTCCATAAGCGGCCCATTTACCAACTTGTTTCATAGCCACAGGATTTTCATCAGTAAACTCTTTTAGTACACGAATGCCTGGTTTTATAATATATTTAAACCCTTTATCCATTAGATTAAACATATCTTTTGCGCCTTCTGCAATACCAGGTCCTATAGCTTTACCTACCTTTTTAGCTGTAGGAATTACTTCATCAATAAAATAATCTTTTGCTTGACCAAAATACCTTATTACTTGTTTTGCTGTAGGCTCAATTTTTGCGCCGACATTTTCTAACATATCTGGTATTTCTTCACCTTTTTTTACAAAATCTGTTGCTTTGATAATTAATGGTGTAAATATTGGTAATAAACCTTGCCCTAACTTTGCAGACGTTTCCTTTATTGACTCTGTAAAAACACGGGTGGCATTTGCAGCTTGATCACTTGTTCTTGCAAAATCGCCTTGGGAGTTCTTAGTTTTAGACATTACGTAGTTATAACGTAAGCGTACTAATTCTTCCTGACTTAGAGAATCTAATTTTGCTTGTTGAACCTCTTCACCTTTAGATTCTGCTTCTGTTAATTTTAACTGCGCATCTCTAGCTTCAATTGAATTTTCACCATGTTTTTTAATGGCTTTATTTAAACGATCTTGAGCTTTTTCTCTTGCCATGGCATTCTTTGCAGCCTTAGAATTATCTACTGACGACTGCAACGCTCCACTGGCCATCGCAAACTGTTCCAAGTTGGTTTGAGTCATAACAATACCCAAACCTTTTAACGCCTCAGTTTCACCAGTAAACACACCATTTAATGCTGTATTTACACGGTCAATTCCTATATTTTTAAATGAAGCAAGATCTCCTGCCAAGTCAACTAATGAAGTAGACATTTTTGCAGCTTCTTCTGTGCCAATACCCATTGAAGTTGACATATCTCCATATGTAGCTGCTAAGTCTAACGCTGTACCTTGTGCCAAACCAATATTAGTCAGTGTGGACTTCGACCAATCTTCTACAACTTTATTGTTATCACCAAAAGCTACTTCTACTTTGTTTAAAGCTTCATTAGTATCAGATGCATAGTCAAAGGCCTTTTTGCCTGCTCCTGCGATTGCTGCACCAGCTATCATTGCACCATTTCTTATCTTTGTAAAAGCATTCCAAGCAACATCTGAAGCCTTTGTTGCAACAGTACCTATATGGCCAATACTTGTTTGTACACCCTTCGCAGCTTTTCCAACTACTTTTAGAGATGTTGCACTAGATTGAGCGAAAACACTCGCAGAATTTTTACTTTTATCAAACTGATTTCCAACATCTTTTACTTGTTTTTCAGTTTGTTTAGCAGAGTTTGTTGTCTTTTGCATAGAATCTTTTGCTCGATTTCCGAACTGGACAACTTTATCTGTATTTTGTTTTAAACCTTCACTATTTCTTTTTAAAGAGGTTGTGGCGCCATCTATGGATTTTGCTGAATTTTGATAAGTACCTTCCATTCGTGCAGCTTTAGCAAGAATTTTATCAGTTTCTTCATTGGCACGCTCTAACGATCTATTATTTATTTTCCAATCGAGTTCGATTACTGAACTACGTAACGCATCTGCCATTATTAGATGACACCTCCTCTTGATTTAGTTAGATTTATTTTTTGATAAGCTACTTCGTTCCAAACTGCTAGCTCCTCTGCCGTGGCAATTTCGACTTCATCTTTAGTGGCAATGCCTGCTATTACAGGCAGCCACCTAAACATATCTTTTTGAACTTCTCTTTCCGTAATTCTCGGATTAGGGCTAGTTAAGCATTCGACCAAGAAAGTTGTCGGCTAATGCCATAACCTCACGATATCCTTCGTGTTCATCCCAATAGTCCCAGTTCAATTTTGGTGTAACAATAACTGAGTCCATAAGTTGAGAGTGGTAAGCAACGTCAGAAAAAGTATTTGATGGTCCTTTTGAGTTATCTAAAATCGCTTGAGCTGCACGTGTTCCTGGGAATTGAAATGTATATTCCACATCTTCAACAGTATGTTTTTCTTGCTTTCCGAACTTATTAAATGGTTTTTTTTCTGCTTCTGGAATGTTATTTTTCGCTTCTAATTCTTTTACTTCATCTTTTTTCGTCATGATAAATTCCTCCTAAAGTTAAATAAAAAGCACTTAACGAGATGTTAAGTGCTTAGTTATATTCGTGTTTGTAATCTAATGCTTTAATCGTATAAGAACGAGTCGGAACGCCTTTACCAAACGATCCATCAGGTGTTTTTTCAATATAGGCTTTTGATGCCCATGCTTTTTCAGTTGAATGTGTCACAGAAATTGCAAATTCTTTACGACCATTAGCTAAAGCCATCAGCTGTTTGTTACATGGTGAGTTTTGAGACAAGTTAATTGTAAAAGTCCCTAAATTATCGTTATTCTTCGCAGCACTAGATTGTCCTTGAGCATCTGTTTGTACTTCAATATACGAATTATCTTTTGAAAAAGATACCATGTCACCATCTTGAAAGCCAAATTGGACGACATTGTCAATAATAGTAGATACCTCTTTGGCATCATAAGTTGTCATGCTTTGCATTAGTTAGTTCCCCCTTTAGACTTCAATTGTTCCAGTAACATCAACAGTGTGAATTGCTCCAGAACGTTTGTATTTAAATGATAATCCTTTATAGTTTCGTGCTGCAATGTCATCTGGATTTAAATCTTGACGTCCCAAAGCAGTCACACTATAATTTCCAACACCAGTTTCATCTACAATATCTACAATTCCGTTATTAAATGCAGTTTCCAAAACATTTGCAACGGTTGTATCTAATAAAGCAATTCCATTAGAATCAAAAGTTAATTTATCTGTCGTTGATAACAAGCGCTGAACATTTGTTTCAATGTTTGATTTAACCCAGTGATCCCCATGCAGGGCATCGATAAATTCGCCACTCATTGTTTTTCCTTCTGATGTTTGGGGGATTCCCGCTTTTGATACATAAGCAATAGCATTAGCTTTCTCAATCGCTTGTAGTTGAGAGGTGGTTAATGTGTTAGGTGTAATCCCTACTAAATTATGTCGGAATTTCCAAGTAACACTTCCGACTGTTAAGCTTGCAGTATTACCAATTAATGCAGCATCTAAAAATTCTTCTAACGGATGAACTAAGCCGATAGTTAGATTGTTCCCTGTAAAAACTGTTAATTCGTCAACTGTAGCTGTCTGAATTACTAAAAACTTAAATTCGTTTTCTTCAATTAAATTTGATAGTGCCAAAGCATCTGCCTCAACAAAGTTGGCTAATAATGCAAAATGCCAATCATTATAAAAGTAACTTGTAGCTGCGGCGATAATTCCACTTCCAGCAATTAAGCTATCTGATTGCTCTGGTTCAGAAGGTTTGTCTGCTACAAAAGTTACTACTGCAATAGTTTGTGGTTTATTTTCCTGTTTCCAAATAGTTTCTGCTTTTTTATAAACAGTAGTTGTAGTAGCAAAATCTTTTGCTAATGTTTCTAAACTTGTATATTCTTTATAGTTTTGAGTAGATCCTTGAACAAAAATTGCTGGATTTCCTAATCCAACAATGGGCTGTGGATGCATAATGTCAATTTTTACATTAACATCTGTAATTTTTTCAATCATTTGTTTTCCTCCTGTAATTCGATATTTTCGATAATTACCGCATTGTCAACATAACTGTCTTGAACTCTAAAACGAGCATCAAAACCAGCTAGACGTTCGTAATCAATGCTAATGAAATTATCCCGTTTTTTAGATTGGGTTGTTTTAACTAATGTTATTCTTGAATTTTGTAATTCCACTTTTACAGAAAAGCTATTCAAATATTTCCTCAATTGCTCTGATAAATTAAGCGCCTGAATACTAGAATCAGTGTGACATTTAATAGACACTACTAATTCAAATACTTCATTATCAGTGACGTCTATCGTTACTGGAATGTACGGCGAGATGACTTCATAGGAAAAAAATGGTTTGTCTGGTTGAGGTCCAGCTGTGCTACTTTCAATAAGTTGAAGTCCAGTTGATTTCTTAACAATTGCTATTAGCTCATCAGCTAAAAGCTCATAACTAAAAGCCCCATTAATTTGCGGCATTATTGGTCACCGCCTTTAATCTGTAAAGGTTCACATCTGCATAGTGTTCCGCATATGGCTCTTCGCTTTCTACTTTGTACTCTTTTCCCATGTCAATAATTTTAGAACCTAAAGGAATCGATCCAACGTAAGCAAGTTGCCTGTCGCTAGATGTGAGTGTTCCACCACTTTGATAAATCGTCCGATTGTCGTATGGGATAATCGCCCCAGAAACGGTTTTGGGTTCTTCGTTAGTAGGAAACCATTCGCCGTGAATGTATTTACCAGCACCTTCAACTGAAGGTAACACTAACTGAAAGTCAACCGCAAAAGTTTCTATAAGACTAGAAAAGTTCATTCTTTGCATTACCCTTTCACCACCTTATAAGTCACTGACTGTCTTAATTTTCCTGTGTCAATTAATGGATTACTTGACTTCTTATTATTGACTGTTATTGGAGAATTTGGCGGATCAGATAAATTTCTGATAGTTCGTTGAATATCCCTTTGCATACGAGCACCAACTTTATTTGTCAATTCTTCTGCTGTCATTTTTCCAGCAATAAGTTTTTTCACAAGGTTTAAGGCGTAATCCGACCAAGCCTTTGCTTGCTCGTCAAATGTAGATCTAATAAAGGAACGTTCTGGAATAGTTATTTGCTCCGCTAACATGTATGCGAATTCTAACTGATCTTTACCTTTATTTCTTACTAAAAACTTGTGATTTTCTTTAGTTTGCATAAAAAACAAATCAAATTGACGTGGGCTTTTACCTCTATACTTTTTCATAAGTGGTATAACAAGAAAACGACCTTTGGGACGAATAGTCACACCAAATTCATGAACTTGGGCCAACATCGCCATAAAAGAATCATCTTCCCCAAATATTCCTATCTGCAAAGAATATTTATTAAGCTGATTTAGTTCATCAATCAGCTTAATAATCCTGTTATTCTCAGTAACTTTCATCAAATCACAACCAAACTCAATGAACCTTTTTTTGCGTATTCGTTGTAAAGACGTAAATACTCTTGGCCATAAACGGTTCTTTTTAGGTCGGTAAAAGTTGAGTGAAAACCCGAATACTCTTTTTTTAGCGAGCCTACTTGCTCGGATTTAGTATTTTGGTTGTTCAAAACGGCTAGATGGCAAGCGAGATAGCGACACGCTTTCTCCTTAACCTCTTCTTTAAATGGCAATGCATCTACTTCTAGCCAAGCATCATCAATAAACAACTTAATAGAATCATTGTTAACCCCTACTAGTTCTGCAGCTGTTAACCTAACATTTTCAACTGTGCTTTTTGGCATAGTACCACTTCCTATTCTGGATTAACTACGCTGTCTTCATCAGGGTTTTTAATATCATCAATTTGATTTTCGATTGCTTTGACTACAGTTGTGCGATTTTTGTTTGCTTGCTCTTCTTCCAACCATTTTTCCAACAATTCTAAATCGAACGTATCAGCAATGGATTCTACTGCTTTATTGGCACTCAATTCAGTAAAACCAACTGCTTTTTTTGATTTTCCTTTTGTTATATGGTCCAAAATCTCAATTTCTCCTAATCTTTCCAACGATTTATTTAATGGTAATTCCATACCTTTAATAAATGCTTCAGCATCTGAATTATCTAAATCATTTACTCCTGGAATTAATCGAATATTTCCAATATGTCTAATATATGAACCTTTATTGTGTACTAACATAATCTTTACCTCCTTATTTTTAAATACCATCCACACGAACAATTGCATATGGCGTTCTAATTAACGCACCACCACAACGTTCTACAAATGGTACTTTCCAATTTGGAAAAGACCATTCAACTTCTAAACGGACGATGTCTTCTGGAAGTAAAATTTCACAAGTTGATGGTTTTGTATCCATGATAATAAATGAATCAGAATTATCAGTACCTACACCTTTTAAATCATAAACTTGCTCAATAGATGAAAACCAGCCATTCTCCTGAACAACTTTCATAATTGATCGTGCATCATATTCACCATAACGACGATTCAATTCTTCATATTGTTCTGGAGCAACCATTAATTTTAGACTAGATCCTTTAAATCCTGGAATAATAGTAATTTTAGCTCGAGATGTACGTAATTGTTCAACAATCTCTTCACTAGTCATTTCTTTCCACTTCTTAGGTGAATTAATAACTTGAATACCTTCAGCATTCGCAACACCTTTATGGTTTACTTTAGGATCTCCCACAAAAATAAAGCTATTTTCTTTTTCAGCAATAGTACGCCGTGCCACTTCTGCTTTTGTTGCATCAATTGAAGTTCCCATCATTTGAGCTTGACGAATTTCTTGTCGACTATAACGAATACCAGCAGCAATTGTAAAAATTGGTGATTGATAACGTTTCATATCAATGTCAACTAAAGGCAGATCATCTGCGCCATTCGCGATAATTTTTGCAGCGCCACTTCTAGTCATAACATTATATGCGTATGTTTCCGCTCCTGGATTGATATCTGTTTTAACATTAAACATGGTTCGCGCCACAAGTTCTTCCTGTGGTGCTTGATAAATGACCTTATCAATTGCTTGTAGGTCACGTGCTTCTAAAGTTGCTGTTACATCATTTCCCATTTAGTTGTCCTCCTAGTTTTTTAAGGTAAGTTAATTTGTAAAACTGCTAAACTACCAGCTGATGCCGATGTTTTGAATGTACCAATCACGGTATCTGATGGTGTCGTAGCTGGATCAGAACTAATAGTTGCTTTTCCAAAATTTCCAGTTGATAAAGCTTTTGCATTTTCTCCTGCTAAAACATCTTCATCAACTTTCACCCAAATAGCCCCTTTACGTAAAATTGGTACCATTTCGTGTTCTTTATATTTACCAACTTTTTCTGCATCTCCATAAGGGATTTCTTCTACATAATTTTTAGCATATGAAATACCATAAAATTGCCCATCTTTATATGTGGTAGCAACGTCTTCTGTTACTTGCACGCCGACACCGAAACCTAAACCACCAACACCAACGACAAGACTATCTGCTTGTACACCTTGATAATTAGCTAATTTCCCAATACCAAGTTCAGGCTTCATATACTTTTCTGGATAAGGAATAGTCATAGTTATTTATCCTCCTTTTTGTTCATGTTCAAACGGTTATTTTTTTGTTTTTCAATTTCTTCCGCTGCTTCTTTATCTTTATCTTTTGCATCGTTGAACGCTGCTGGATTTGTAAATCCTTTTTTCTCCACATTTGCAACTGCTGAATCAAAGTATGCTGCAATATAATCGTCAGATTTTCCATCACCTTTAAAGTCAGGTGATGTTTTGGCAATTACTGATTCTTTAATTTCACGATCAGATTTGCCAGTGAAATCAACTGAATCACCAAGAAACTTTTGTGCTTTATTAATTAGATCAACACGATCTTGAACACGCTTATCCAAAGCATCTGCAGTTACTTCTTTTTTCTTTGCTTCGTCAATTTCCTTATTCAACTTATCAATTTGAGCTTTTAAAGCATCTCGCTCACCTTCTAATTTCTCAACGTTTGCTTTACGTTGTTCGGCTGCATCTAATTTTGCTTCTAAAGATTCAAATTTTGCTTTTACAATTGAATCCACTTCAAATTCCTTTGAATCAATAATTAATTTAGACATTCCATTTCCTCCTGTTTGTTTATCTTTAGTATCAATCATGAAAGCGACTGAATCTCCCCGAATAGCAACTTCGGGACCAGCTCTCCCCTCATCTACTATAGCAATATGATTAATTTGCATGTTTCTCTGAACGGAATCATATTGCATGCCATTATACACGCCAGTTTCTTTTGAAACATCTGCTTGAAAGCCGATGCTCAGTTCTCGTTTTCCATCGTTAATTTTCTTTATTGTCTCTGCATCTGTAACTGTGAACGAAACCAATAGCTTATTATCTAAAACGTGAGCATCATTATGAGTCATGCCTTTTGAATATTTATTGTAATTAGCTGCTGTTACTGGTTCGGTCGGATGATCATCAGTCATTGGCTTAGCATTTGCTGAAAGTACAGTTGTCTTAGAAAATAATTCATCAGGCAATTTTGCCTCCATTGATAATCCGCCATCAGTTCGACGGTAAGGGAAAACACCTGGTCGTGTAATTGGACAAGCTGTGATTGTCAAATAACCTTCATCAGTTTCTTTAAAATCCTTAATAAAGGCTTTGTCATATCTAATTACCATGTCTTCACCCCATTATTCGACTAATAAGCGAATGCCTTCGGTTACTTGATTACTCGATTCTAACTCATTAAGATCCAGTAATTTTCGTAGGCTCATATGATAGCGTGTCGCAATTTCACTAGCAGTTTCTCCTTCAGAAACAGTATGAGTCGTTTTCTGCGTAGTTTTTGACAACTCTTTTTTGTTTTCTTCTTTACTAGAAGCTTTTTTCTCTTTAGCCATTTTGATCACCTCCTTCAGTTACATCAAACCTGATATTTCTCCACTTTTTATAAGCATCGAAATATAGTTCATTTTTATCACCGTCGAAGGTAACTTCGTAATACATACCATCAAATAGATTGGTACTTAACAATGCTTTATTATTTTGCAGGGTTTTCGCTAACCAGACCACGTAAATATCAGACTCGCTTATTTTTTTTTGATCTGTGTAATCCAATTGACTGTTAGCAAAATCAACTACATGCTTTTTACATAAATCAATAAATTTTTGACTATCCATTAATGTCCCTCCTGTTTTTTGAGTATAAAAAATAGCCCCAACCTATAAGGTCGGTGCTACTCTTCTTTTTCTTTTAAAGATTTCTTCAATTGCTGCATGAAATCTTTATCTTTCTTTTTCGATGTATCTATTTCTTTTTTTGTCATCTCATCTGGGTAACCTAGACTTTTTGATTTGGGAACGTCTTCCCATCTACGTTTGTTTTTCTCATCTTTATTCATGGTACTCCTCCAGTACTATATATGGTTTTCCATCCAATAAATATCTATCTTTAACAATAAACTTGGCATCACGATTAAACAGAACTTCTTTTTCAGACTTGTTGTAAGAACCTAAATCTTTTCCAGTTGAGCTCATTATAACAAATCTTAACGAGTCTTGCTCTGAGTAAATGTCTTTTGTAGTCGAAATGTATTCAGGAAATTGAACAACATCATTTAAATTGTAGTTGTTAGCAAACTTCACTAGATCATCACTGCTATCAAAAAACATGGAACGTGTTACTTCACCATCATAGTTGGTCATTTTGTCTAACGCTTTGTCTAAATTGTCTATCAATTTCAAGTCGCTTTCATCTAACTGATAACCATTTCTTAGCTTATCGTTTAATTTGTAAGCTTCAGAGCTAACATATGTCTTGACCGCATGCTCTTCTTGATTAGAAAGGCCAAGATCAATGCTTTCTTCAAGCAATTCTTCATCGTCGACTGGTTCAGCAACACAGCGACAATTATATTCTTCGCCTGGTAATAATGGATTATCAGCATAAAAGTAAATCTTCCCGTTACGTTCTCGATGAGAATCCCTAACTCGTTCATCTCCACTATCACTCCATCTAAAAGCTTGAAATCCCGCTCGTTTTTGGCGTTCACTATTCATCTGACCTAAAATAGTACCTGTCTGATCACGAGCAATAAACGCTGCTTTGTCTGATGACATACCAGCTTGATGAACAAGCTCTTCTCTTATCTCGTTTGAAGATTTGCCTTCTGTGATTCCGCGATAAATAACCTGTTCAAACTTTTTTGAGTAATCATCACGAATATTAGTGACATAACTGATGTTTTCCGCTATTTTAGCTTGAACATAGCTGTCTAACCATTTTTCAGTCTGTAGTGGATTTATTCCTCTAGCACTAAGTTGAGAGTTCACATTAGACTTATTAAACGCATTCACACTATTAATATACTTACGAACTATTTTTTGTGCGGTTCTGTTTTGAAGAATACCTAAAAAGTATGTTTGCGCATTTTTGATTAGTTTCGATGCGGCATCGAATAGTCCGTCTTGAATAAACTTTGAATCATTTACTAGCTTATTTTCATCTATCATCGGTGCTAAATACTTATCAAATTCATATAACGAAACTTTTTCTATTTCTTTTACGGCCTTCTGAATGTTTTTGGCATAGCTTTCTTCTAAACGTAACGGATATCTCGTTTTTGGATTATTTTTCATTATCTCTGTCCTGTTTGTAATTTTCATAAACTACAGCAGCCATCTTATCTAACTCATCCCTGGACAAGCTATCCGCGTTAAATTTAGAGGTTTCTGTTATGCCAAAACGACCAAAGCGAGCTTCGTGAACATCATCAGGATCAGAAACGCCTGCCTCGATGTATATTTTGTCTGTCTCAGCAGTAAGTTTCCTTATTTCAGCATCAGTTTTGCTGTCCACATTCCAAAGTGGATTGAATTCAACGGACCATTCGATTGAATCAGGGTCAAGTCGACCACCACATTCGTCCTCTGCCCACATTAGACACCGCATGAGATATTCAAGGTGTGGTCTTAACTGATTTTCTTGTATAGCAGTTATACGAGAATAGTAGTTCATGACATCATATTGTGCTCCAGTAACTGTACCACCTTCTTGCCCTTTCAAGACAGTTTTGGGCATTCGAGCAGCACCTGCTAAGTAATCCCAAACAAAATCCAGTAGTTCACCGATACCTGCTACCGAAGAACTCTCTTTACCAAGACTTTCTTCCTTGTCTATGATAGCAATTGCTTCTGTTCTGAATTGATAATCCATCTTAGTTTCAATTTCTAGTTTGTCTTGTGGTGTAAGACTTCTAACATCTGCTGACTTGTATACTTTAAAAATAAAATCATACAGAATTTGTCCGACTGACCAAACAGAAGTGTCAGCTACAGTTAAGATATCATAAAGATTCTCTAATAAAGATGATCCTTCTAATTCATCTTCAAATCTCAAATTTTGTTGATGTAAAACTCGTGACCTATGAATTGTTGTAGCTCTGCTGTAAGTCGTATTATTTAGAAGGTGTATGCGACTGTTGTTTGATCTATTATTGACTTCAAAAGATTCAATCTGTCCATAGTTTGGACTAAAAACATCTTCATCAATAATTCTATTACTAATCTTTTTGCCTGAAAATGCATTAATATATGGAACACTTTTAATATTTTCAAAGTCTAATGGCTCACTTAGAGAGTACTCTCTTTTCTCTATTGTTCCAATACTTACGAAGCCATCTCCATATAATCGTTCATACGTGAATAATTGTTGTAATCGTTCCTTAGCCTTCAGTTGTCTCAGCTTACTTTCGTACAGAGCTTTTACTTTATCATCTTCCATTTTGAGACTCCAACCATTTCTAGTTAAGTCTTCTGCTGGAATGTCTACGATATTTTTCGCCATCGAGTTAGACGAGTAAAGCGACTCTAATTGTGAGTATGACAATCTCTTGCTCGTTCCTGGTCTTTGTCTAGATAAGTTGTCTCTAGCGTGGCCTTTGCCATTTCCAAGCATAAAGTCACTTCGATATGCTTTACCATCCAGCTTTAATAACTTAGCTTCGTTTGCTATATTCCCCATTTATTCACCGCCTTTCAATTTTTTAATTGTCGAGATACCTTTCTCTTAAACTTACTTTGCCAATCATTTTGTTAAGAATTTGAGTCATACTGTCAACGTCGTCATCATGTTCAGCATTTGGGAATGCTACTAGTTCGTTAATGAAATCATCTACCCAAGGACAAACTAATGGGTGCGGAAGATAGACATTACCAGCTTCCCATATAGGAGCAACAGCGTTTGCCCGTACTTCTTTGCCGCCTTCTGGATTTACTGCAACGATACCGCTCAGCTCATTTTTAAGCATTTCAATTACCGCCGTTCCGTTAGCTTTATCCTCAATGTAAATACCTCTAGCTTTTGGCCACTTAGCAGCCATGGCATCAATTGCTTTCATCGTTTCAACTATGCCCATACGCTCATGATGACGGTCTAATAAATAAAAATCGGCTCTCTTCTTGCCCCACACTTGACCAGAAACATAGTCAGAGGTTTCGGTGTCTTTGAAAGTACAGTCCCACGACTGTGCCTGCCTATCAAAAAGACGTGGCAAAATAACCACGTCATCACCTAAATTCAATTCAACTTTCTTTTCTAATGTTGGCACGTAAAACTTAATCCATGAACGTTTGAAAATATTACCACCTGCTGGCGTTGGTCGTTGTTGGTACAAAGCAGCCCAGCCACGAGAACCAGTAACTGCTTTTGTTTTAGCAGCCCACTCCTCATCTTTCCCAATTTCAGGTGCCAACGCTTCTCCTGGTTTTCTTCCTAGTAAGTCGTCATCTTCGGCTATAGCTGGTATTTTAATTTCTTCCCAAGGCAATGTTTGTTCTTTTAACAGACGACCTGCTAAATCATCCTCATGCCATCTAGTCATGATTACAATGACACTGGCATCCGCCGTTAAACGAGAATAGAAAGTGTCTTGCCACTCATTATATATTTTATCGCGAATTGTTTTAGATTCGGCTTCTGCCCTATTTTTTATCGGATCATCGATAATTAAAAGCCTTGCTCCACGCCCTGTTGCACCACCTAGAATAGAAGTACTGTAAAGCGAACCTAGATGACCTTCAACTCCCCATTCACTAACAGATGAAGTTTCAGAGCTTATTTGTAAGCCGAATAATTGTTCCGAAAACAAGCGGAACTTTTCGCGGTTTTTTCTCCCAAACTTTTGGAATAATTCTTTTGAATAAGAAACAACCATCACCAGACTATCTGGATGTCTCATTAAATAATAAGCTGGAAATGTCTCAGTAATTACAGTAGATTTACCGTGTTGGGGAGGTATTTCGATAATATAATACTTTTGCTCCCCATCAATTATTTTTTGAAGTCGATCTGTAATGTACTTCTGATGTCTTAATAAATCCCATTGTTTACCATGTGACAAATAGAAGAAATCCCCATAATTTCGTCTAGCTAGTTCTTCCAATGCAGCGTTAGCTAATGCATCAAGTTGCTCTTGGTCCATTTGCTAATCGCCTCAATTCTTCTTCCGACAAATTCGCAAGCGGATTAACATCCACTTTTCCGCTATGCTGTATCTGGTCAATTGCTTTAAATCCGCCTCGGTCTAAAATGTCTTGGAAAATAGATTTCTTTAGATTCTGTAATTTTTCCCATTCCTTGGCATCAAGATAACGAGATTGATGCTTTGACAATTCATTTAGTAACACAACTCTTTCAAGATTCATTTCAAAATATTCTTTTTTTATGGAATCAATCTGCTCTAAAAGACTTCTTTTGTGGCTTCGCATTTCTTTCTTTCGACCATCAATAGCATCTGCTGACTTTTGTACTTTTTCTAAGTCGTTATTAGCCTTAAGCATTTCGAGCTCTAAATTGCTAAGTTCAGACTTTATTTTATCAATTGCTATCTCAGCTTCGTTGTGAGCTTGTATTTTCCCTTCAGTTTGCATTGCTATATCTAACAGCATTGAAAAACTACGCAATCCCTCGTCCTTCATACGATCGCGTAGTCTTTTCATTTCCAATTGAATTTTTTCTTTAATGTAAGCATTTGTTAGTAATTTATGTCCCTGTTGCCTTGCTGTTTTTTCGGAATAACCTACTAAAACAGCAGCTTTTGTCGCATTGAAAGACTGGAGGTAGTAATCAACAAACAAATCATATCTCTCTTTAATTTTTTTAGTTGGTTCTTTCATCTGATTTGCCATTAACTTCACCTCCCCTTTCTAATTTAATTACAAATATAGAAAAAAACTGCATTAAATCATCATTAGTATAACATTTAAAACTCGTGGTTCTGTTGAATAATAGATTTCTGGATAATACTCACCTTCTTCAACAACTGAATTCAAAAAATACTTCTTATCTTTACTTTGAATCCATCCAAACTTATTGCGCAATATATTTTTTGTCTCTTCTGAAATATTACTTGTAAATTCTTCTAAAATATTCTCCATAAGCAAAGTAATACTTTGAAACCATTCATCAATTTTTTCACCAATGTTTATTTCATCATCAGGATATTGTTCGATAATAGCAAGGTTGCGTTTGTTTTCTTTATTTTTTAA